GGAACAACAACGTCATCCAGCACTGCTACGTTACAATGTAAACTAGTTACGTTAGCTGTAATACCTGCTGCTTTAACAGTGGCATCTCGAACACCCTCTGCTTTACGCTTAGGATGGTCAACACTAATTTCATCTACGCTCCAACGCTCACGTTTGCCCTCATTCTCATTAACCATTTCAGGCCAATAAAAACGATAGATGTCCGAAAGTAATACATCTTTTACTGCTTTTAATTGTTTTTCAGCTAAGTTGGCAGTAGCAGATACATATAAAACAGTTGTTTCAGGGTGCTTAGTAATCCACCAAGCTACCCTATACGCAATCATAGCTGATTTTTGATGGTCACGAGGCAGCAGTACAAGTTGATTATCTTTAGCATCTTCTCTATTCCACCATGAACATAAATCTTCATGTACCGCACCTAACATACGATGCGGAGCTACTAGTCTGATAAACGTGAGTAAGTCTGCCTCTGCCGCTTGCTTTACTAGTTCTTTTTCAGTCATTACCATTTAACCTTATCTGCCCAATATGCAGCACTCATTTTGCCTTTGGCAATATTTGATGCATGTCGAGCTTTAAAAGATTCTCTGCGCTTACGATAGCTTTCAGATTCACCTTCTTTTTTTGGACTCCCTGATACGCCTTGTTGTCCAAATCGAATTGTTTTAACTTTATCACCTTCTTTAGCTACAACAACATGCGATTTTGTAGGATGGCTAGGTGTACGTTTTGGCTTATTAAAACCACTAACACCTGCTCGTTCTAATCGTGAGTCTTTAGCCATTTCGTTTCTTCCTTTTAGCTTCTTTATCTAAATTTGTTTTTGCAGACACAACACGGGTATTACCTTTATTATTACTACCACCATAAGATAAAGGCATCTTGTGGTCAATGTGTTTACCATCTCCTTTGCTAACTTTACCATCACGCTCTGCACGTCTACGCGCAGTATTTCTTTTAGCACGATTTTTAGCGTTTTTATCGTCGTTTGCTTTTTGTTTACTATAATCGCGCTTACCATTTGTCATATAAGGCATTATGTATACTCCTGCAATAAAAAGTCATTTGTTTCAGTTAATAAATCATCATTATTTTCTAATAAAATATTATAATTTAAAGCAACTGCTACATAATCCCACCATGTTTTTAACATGTCATCTACTGTACCTGTGTAACCAAGTGACAATAAATACGCTTTCCATCTATCTTGTACTACACCTACATCAAATCCACGTGCTTCTAAAAACTGCATTTCAGCATCACGTAATGAATAACTTGTTGCGCCATTAGCAAGATAAAAAGATAATTCCATATCTTCTTGTGTTCCTGTATGGCCTAAACTACGTAAGGCATTATATTTAGCCTGTGTATTAATAGTCATTTACGACCTCCAACTACAATGCCCAAACGGGCCATATCACCTGCAATTCGACCTAGGTTAGGGGTAGGTATATCCTCTTCTTTTTTAGGCCGTCCTATGGCCTTTTTAAAGCCTTCCTGGGCATATCCTTTATCAGCCAACCATTTAGCAGCAGCAGTACCACCTGGTTGTTTAGCATGATTTTTCATTTGTTGTATAGCTTCACTACGAAGTTTTACTTCCAACTCAGCTTGCCATTTTTCAACATGTGGTTTAATAAGGGCATGATTCCTTACTTCTAACCAGTGTTCCCAATCACCTAATAAAGCCATAGCAGCACTATACTCTGATGGATCACGACAATCTAAAAACACATCTTTCCACTCTTGTAGTGTATATATAGGTTTAAATTTTACATCTGGCCTAGCAAACTCTTTGAATAGTTGTAACACTACTCGTTTTCCACTTCCATCGAGGAATTTGGTTCTGTCAACCATTCTATACTCCTAATCATTTGTTTAGGTATTTGATTACGTCTTGCAATTTCACCGTTACTAGTAACTGCTTGAGTAATTACTATACCTTCTAGGCCATCATAAACAACCCATCCTACTTGCTTACATAACACTGGAGTATACTCAAACTCTTCTTCGTGTACAGCCCATGCTGTAACATCAAGTTCTGAAGCATCTTCCCATACTACATAAGCTAGTTTCATTTTTTAGCTTTATTTTTTGCTGTGCGGCTACCACGTTTAGGAAGACTCTTACCTGCACTACTGAGAGCAATGGCAATTGCTTGTTTTTGTGGTTTGCCAGATTTCATTTCTTTACGAATGTTAGCTGAAATTGTCTTTTGTGAACTACCTTTTTTTAATGGCATGATTATTCCAATTCAAAATGAGGGCCATCAAAGAAACTCTTAAAATCTCCACCCCAACGGATAGCTACATTAAGTTCTTTAGCGGCAAGTTTAAAAGCTTTAGCAATTGTGTAATAATATTCTTTATTCCAATTAACTTCACCATTTACATATGCAAAAACATCTACGGCTCTACCTATTAGATGTTTACTTTTCATTGTTTGAGACTTACCTTCATTAACCAACTTACGTTGGCGCTCAACATTTCGTACACCTTCACTAATACCAAAATCTACTTCAGTGAGTTCTATAGCCCGTTTAACTACAGCTACTAACTCACTATCTACACCATTAAGTTTATTTATGGATGATTTAGATAGTTTAAAAGTCACTTTTTAAATCCAGCAATAATACGACTACCAAATAAAAAACCAAATGCAATATTAGCAGCCTCTAAAGCAAGTGCTTGTACTGTTGCATCTACAGTAACATATAATGTAGAAACACCTACAGCCATTACTAGTAATGCACCAATGTAACGTGCAGAAGCACGTAAATCTACAACCCATTGGCTAGGTTGACCAATGGGCGTGTCTAGTTTAGCGATAGCTTCTAGCCGTCGTACTTCTGCTTCATCTAGTTTAATTTGTTCCTCAACTGTAGTTGGTTTAACACCACCAGTTAAACGTGTAATGGCCTGTTTAATACCTTCTACACCAATAGGAACTAACGCACCTAAAATTGTTTCTAGTAACATAATTAGTCCAGTTATTTATTTCCTGTATATACTGCTACAATTGAAGCTACAAATGCCAATATAATAAGAATTGGTTTTGTAACTTTAGCAAGCCAATCTAAAACAACGAACGCTCCTTGTGCAGCATGAAAAGCATCAACTACGTCTTTTGTGTCTTTGGCAACAGTATCTACTTTAGCTTCTACAGCTAGAAGTCGTTCAAATATTTCAACATGGCTTACTTCTGACATACTTAGACTCCTAAGTTATCAGAAACGACAAAAACATTTTCTTTAGTCATTTTTTATGAATCCTGAGATTCCCTGGTCAACCGGGCCAGTACAGTTTAATTATTGCATATATTTATCTAAGCAAGCACCTTGCCTGTTCAAAATCAATGCCAAGATAGTACATACCAGCAAGATATGCTGCACAACTATCTAGGCTGGCTCCTGCTGCAATCTGTGCCCTGTAAGCCTCAACTTCGTAGTTTAATCGGTGCTTCTTGCTGAACAAATACCTAAACCAGAACTTGATAACCCCATCCCGACGCATCTGCTCCTGATGTGTCTCCTCATGCTTGTGCAAAGGAACACTATGTTGGCTGTCCTTCCTAATAATCATCAGGTTAGGCAGGGGTGTAAACCCAGCAGAGAACCAATAGCGTGGGTAGAGGATCATTTTTTGAGCCAGTGATAAAGCATCTGTGGACTTACATCACTGTCAGGCAATGCCAGTAATTCAGCCACATACTCTGAGCAAGCCTTGTCCTTGTTGCCTTTGATCTGAGGCAAAGCGATGTCGGCATGAGTTAAGAGCCAATGTTTGACACCAATGTAGGCAGCACTAAGCCATCCATAGGTAGCTTCCCCAGACCTAAGCAATGCCTTGTCCATGATGTGTTCCCACTTCCTTGGAGCAGGGACAAGTTCAAACTCCCTGTCTTTGTAGTGGCTTGCTGTGGCAATACGGCTTCCACCATGAGTGGTGCTTTCAGCAACCAACAATCTGCCCTGATACCAGAACAGGAATCCAGCGTGGGTAACTTGTGACTTAGTGACAAAGGCAGTCAGGCGAGACAGGATGTTTTTCTTGTCCACATGGAGAAAGAACACATCACCATCCTGAGCAGTTGCCCTAAGGTCACTGTAGTTCATGGTCTGTTTAACTTAGCCTGATAAGCAGCCACAGTCTCTGGCTTATGCA